GTCTCCATGTTTAACCCGGAGGAGAAAGAAATGACTACTACCAAATCAAGCCGAACTAAGAAGAAGTCGGGCGTACCGCGTCGTGTTTCCGAGGAATGTGTTGCCCGTGCTGGCGAGTCGGAGACTGCTACCGAGCACGGCCATGCTGGCGACGTCTGGAATGATACCGAATCCAGCAGTGCCAATGGCGAATGTCATGCTGTTACCGATGAAGGTGGTGCCAATTCCAATGGCGTAGGGCACCTTGATATCGAGAGAAAGCGTGCCAACGGCGAAGGCGTCCATGCTACCGAGAGTACGTCTGCCAATGGAAACGGGAAGGGCGACACCCCCTGTGTCACCGAAACAGCCTGTGCCCCGGAGGAGCGGCAGGGTGACGAGTGCGTGCGTGCTAACGACTCTTTCACTGATTCCCTCTGCCGTTCTCTCCAATCCCTGGAGCGTCAGCGTCGGTTCGCCTTGAAGCAGTGCATTCGCGGAGAGAATGCGATTACAGCATTCGTTGCGTGGAATGTGTGCGGTTTCCACACGGGAATTCCCACGGAAGCGGAGCGGGAGAAGCTTTGGAAGAAGGCTGGAAAGCTGGTAAAGGAAATTGACAGCGGTGACCTCAGAAGTGATTCCGAGAAGGGCATTGCCACTGAGGACGATTCTTCACCTGATACCGACAAAGACAGTGTCAGCAACGATCTCCCCAGTGATTCCGATGGTGACAGTGTTGCGGCCGAGGGATGGCTTGATACCGAGTCGCCGCGTGTCCAGGACGATTCTGGCGGCGATTTCTCACCTAATACCGAGAAAGGTAGTGCCTCTGCGGACGATTCTGGCGGCGACTCGCGTGTTGCTACCGAACACGCACGTGCCGCTGGGGTCGTCCGCGTTTCTAAAATTTCCCGCAAGGCATGGGCCGATTACGAAAAAGGGTTGATGGACGAGATGATGCGTTTGGCGGGTCAACTTCCGGTCGCTCCATGGCTCAGTGAACCAGAAACTCGTGGCATCAGCCTTGGTATGTTGGCGACGATTGTTGGTGAATCGGGCAATCTCTCCAATTACCCAAATCCTGCAAAGTTGTGGAAGAGGCTGTTTGGTGCGCCGATCGAAAAAAACGGCAAGACGATGATGCCGAGTCGTTGGCGACTTGAAAAAGGTCTTAGCTCGGAGGAATGGGAAGAGGCTGGCTACAGTCCTCAGCGGCACGCCACGATGCAGCAGCTGAAGGAGAACATCGTTATGCAGAATGGCGAGGGCCCTTACCGCAAACGCTACGACGAAGCCAAGCAGCGAACTCGTGGAACTCATCCTGAATGGTGGGTATGCGGTAAGTGCGACGGCAAAGGCAAGGTTGAACGGAAGAAATGCCAGAATTGCAAGGGAACGGGTGAGATCGCCCTTCATCCCCATCGACATGCTCAATTACTGGCCGCGAAGCGGTTTGTTCGTGACCTTTGGAATCGCTGGCACGGTATAGATCTTGATTCCGAGAAGATCGATGTGCCACGCGTGTTGCAATGATTCCGACGGGGTGGTTGTGGCACGACGATATGGGTGATGCCGTAGGGTATATTGTGCCACGACAACCACACTGATACCGACCAGTGGCTTGTGGCACGAGTTACCCCTTGATACCGAGAAAGAAAGTGTGCGACAGGCGAATGGTTCTGTCGCAATTGACGCTTGAGAGGCCATGCAGCACAATTCCTGCATGACCTCTCTTTTTTATGATTATGTGCCACGCGACCCTGTCGAAAATCTCAAGTGGCGCATTCGCTGCCGCGAGCGGGCTCTAAAGGACTCCCGATTCCGGGACGCCTTATATCAGGCCGCGATGATGGACCCGCTTTTTTTTTGTTCGGCGTTTCTGTGGGTACACGAGCCGCGGGCCAAAATTAAGCGAAAGCCGTTCTGTCTTTGGAATCACCAGGAGCCAGTGATTCTGGCGATGGACGAGACGATTGAAGAGGCGATGAAGACGGAGCAGCCCGTTTCATTGACGTTGAAAAAAAGCAGGGGCCAAGGCGGCACATATCTTTACCTGGCGACCACAATTCGCCGTGCATTAAAGGAGTCGGGATTCACGGTCGGCGTGGTGACTCGAAACGAGGCTCTGGTTGACAGCCGTGTCGATGATTCAGCGGTGCTGTTCAAAGTTGCGGCAATGCTCGACGGGTTGCCTGTCTGGATGCTTCCTGATGGCTACGAGCGAAGCATGACGGAGCATGTGATTCGCCTTCCCAATGGGTCAGGGTGGAGCGGTTACGCTGCAACAGGAGACGTAGCTCGCGGGGGGCGAACTTCCGTGTTCTGCTTTGACGAGCCTGGGAGTGAAGAGTTTGTGACGGCAAATCGCGACTACAAGGTTCTTTCCAGTGTGAGCCATGTCAGCTCGTGCATCTTTTTAGTCTCTACATTCGGCATTGATTCTGGCGTGTTTTACGAGTCGGCGACAGATCCAGACAACTCGCGGGTCTACACGCTCGACTGGAAGGACAATCCTGACCATTCTCGTCTAGCCTATTCCGTGAATGACGGAGTAGCAAAGGCGATTCGCCCCGAAGACCAGAAGGCAGTTGAAGAATACATCGCGTCCCACAAGCGGGAACTAAAGTCTATCGAACGCCGCGGCCATAAGACGGAAGGCAAGGTTTTGTCTCCGTGGTACAACAGCCATCGGTTGCTTCCTGGTGCCACCCCACGATACATTGCTCGCGAACTCGACATGGATCCGAGGGGCAGCGTCGGGAAAGTCTTCGCCGCCGACTTGCTTGACAGGATGAAACTCCAGCACTGCAAACCGCCAGTCTGGCAGGGCACGCCAGTATTTGATTCGGAAACGATGAAACTCCAAGGACTGCTTCCGCGAGACGACGGCCCGCTGAAACTGTGGTTCAGACCTGGCATCGACAACACGCCACCGTTGGGACCGTTCACCGTTGGCTGCGATATCGCTTCTGGCGGTGTGGGAGCCTATTCGTCGAATTCGGTTCTGTCGGCGTTGGATGACAGGACTGGAGAGCAGGTGGTGGAATACGCCATCAAGGGTCTCGAGCCACGTCCGTTCGCTCGCCGAGTGGTCGGACTGTGCCTGTGGCTTAGAAACGCCTTGCTGGGATGGGAAGATTCCGGGGTGTCCGGTGGTTTCGCAAAAGAAGTGATGGAGGTCTTGTATTACGGAAACGTGTTCTTCCGGGACGTGACCCAGCTGGGTTCTCAGAAGAAAAGCCGCAAGCCTGGCTGGCCGTGCCGCGATGCCGACAAGGCCGATATGTTCGAGAGAATGGCCTTGGCGATGGAAAATGGCGACTACGTTCCGCGGTCGGAAGAGATGATTACCGAGTGTGGGGAATACGAGTGGGATGGTGACAAAATCATTCATGCGCCGACGAGAAACAAGGGCGCGACCGAGAAGAATCACGGCGACAGGAGCATCTCTGCTGGCGGAAATTGGCTGGTGTTCAAGACCGACAACGCAGGGGATAAGATTGACACAAGCGAGAAAACTGGCGAGACTGCTGAATATGGGAGCTTTCTGTGGCGTGAGCAGCGGGAGCGGAACAAGGTGAAGTCTGGTGGTCCTGAGTTCGGGATTTACGATGTAGTTGGATGGTGAGGAATTCCATTTCAGAGGTTAAACCTGAAGGGAGTCTTTGATGGACGAGAAGATTGACGAGAAGATTGAGATCGTTCTGAATCTGATCCGCACAAACAACTCGGCAGACGAAGTGCTGAAGATAACGCAAGCGTTCGTGAATATTGCGAACGGAAGAAACCTGCTTCGTCAACAAAGAACCACGACAAGGAAACAAGGGACCGGCGCTACCTAGGCGACGGCAACAAAAAGGCATAGGCGTCTGATCCACGCCGAGATGCCTCTAACATCGCAGCCTTAGAGGGGCCGCGCCGAATGGCGTCGGCCCCTTTTTTCTTACGCACTCTGATGCGAGGCACTGCGATGGCAAAGTACAGGACTCTGAAGGGGGCAACCCCGTCCACTCGTAAGCGTAAGACAGACGCTTCGGTGCCCATGTACGAGAGTCGGCGGTCTCTCTCTAAGCGGACACTTCCGACGACTTACGATAAATCCGTAGTCCAGGGTGCGATGGAGGCCATCGTACCCAATCCGTTTGGCGGCGTGCAATCGCTCCAGTTGCCACCTCATCGAATGAAGTCGTACTCGAAGCGCCCGCCCGTGACGATGAAGACGATGAATGTGAAGTCGTACTCGAAGCGCCCTCGCAAGTACAAGACTCCCAAGCCTAAGAAATGATCGATCTGGCCAACGACGAGAAGCGTGGCCGACTATTGAAGGCCATTCGGGCATCGCGAGATGCTATGGAACCGTTTCGTCGTGTGCGCAAGACGCTCATCAAAGACTACGTGGGTTCGTGGTATTCCACTTCAGGTGCTGACAACAAAACGCTTGTCAACCTGATGAACCAGACGGCCCGCATCTACACGGTCGCTCTGGCCGCGAACAACCCGCAGGTGCTGATCTCGACGCCGCGGATGGAAACGTTGCCGTTTGCCAGGCGGTTCGAGGTCAATCTGAACAAGCTCATCGGCGACATGGCCCTAGACAAGACGTTCCGGGCCATCGTGCTGGATGCGTTCTTCTGCCTCGGGTGTGGCGTGGTGATGATGCGCGACACCGACACGCGGTTTCATGGACTGCTGGAATCGGAAGAGGATGTGTGGCTGGATCCTGGTGAGCCGTGGCTGAACCGGGTTTCTCTGGACGACTTGATTCTGGACATGCCCGCTAAAGAGTTGACGAAGATGCGGTACTGCGGTCATCGCTACCGGGCTGACTACGAAAAAGTCATGGATGAGCCTGGGTACTCGAAGAAGGTCAAAGACAAGCTCAAGCCGACCAGTCGACAGCATCACGACCAGACCGGCGCCTCTCGCGACATTTCTTCGGAGTGGGGCAGTGCCGACGACGACGACATGAAGGACATGACCTGGCTGATGGATGTGTGGATTGCCGAGAATAATTCCATCGCCACGATGGCATTGGATCAGCATGACTTGGAACCTCTGATTGAACGGGATTGGATGGGTTCGCAAGCTGGCCCGTACAAGTTCCTGTCTCTGGGCGACACGCCGGACAACGTGATCCCGACTTCACCGGCTATCAACTTGAAGGGGATGCACGATCTGCAGAATCGGCTTCACCGCCGGATGGAATCGGATTCTGATGCACACCGGGTAGTGAATGTCTACCCGCCCGGCATGGAAGACGACGCTGAGCGACTGCGCACCGCACAGCGTAACGGGTGGTATCGCGGCAAGAGCCCTGAGCAGATCAAGCAGTTCGAGACGGGCGGAATCGACCAGCGGGACATGGCGATGTCCACATTCCTGCAAGACGAGTACGACCGATTCGCCGGAAACCTTCAGGCTATGGGCGGTCTCGGGGCGCAGACGTCCACGGTAGGTCAAGAAGAACTGATTCATGGACAGCTGTCCAAGAACGTGGCCGACATGCGGATGGCGGTTGTGTCGTTCGCTTCGGATTCCATCTTGGACCTCGGCCGTCTGATGTGGGAGGACCAGACTCTTGAGCTGCACTCTTCGATGCCCGTTGGCAATAGCGGTATTGAAGTCA